CTGATGCACTCCGTGTGAAATGGAATGGTGATGTTATTGACGGAAGTGGCAATAAAATATCTCCCACGATCCTGACAAGCACCACGATCTCGGCTGCGACCACATCATATACATTTACTGATGATGCAATTACAACCGATTCTGTCATTGACATTTACGATACGATTTTCGGATTTGCACCAACAGGCATAACTGTCACAACAGGGAGTGCAGTAATAACATTCCCGGCGCAGGCATCAAGTCACACGATTAAATTATTCGTGTATTAAGGGGGACATCATGGCATATTTTAGGGCATCAATAGGCGGTGGCGGTGTTACACCAACAAGCATTACTCCGTCAGATAGTTCGCCTGTTCAAATGACAACAGATAATTCGTATAGTGTCACTCGTGCAGGCTATGCTATTGAGCATAATCCTGCATCATTAACTCCGTCAAACAGTAGTCCTGCCACGATTACAAGCGGAACTATTTACAATGCAAGCGCAGGTGGCAAGGCAGTTGAAAGCGTGAGGGATGTAACCCCCTCGCCAACACCGACTTCTGTATCTGCTGATGATATTGTGCATATAGGCGGTAGTGGAAAAATCGTGGACGCTATTTCTGATGTAACACCTAGCGACAGTTCGCCCGTTTCTTTGACAAGCGGTCTAACCTATAAGATGGGTGGCGGTGGCTACGCTATTGAGCATAGTCCCACATCCTTAACGCCAGCAGACAGTACAAATCCACCGAGCATAGCATCAGGAACGATTTATAAGGGTGGTGGCTCTGGTTATGCAGTTGCAAGTAAACCGTCTGCATTATCGCCTAGTGACAGTTCTCCCGTTGCAATATCTGATGGTGGTATGTATCTTGCAAGTGGTGGCGGTTATGCTATCGAAAGTCAGCCGTCAAATAAAACACCCGACGACACAACACCGCCTAGCGTAACAAGCGGTGAGATCGTGAAGATGGGTGGTGCAGGTTATCTGTATGCAACACAACACGGCAGTAATTTCGCAGTAGCAGAGAACAAATCCGTAAGCAGTAGTGATTACGCTAACTCGTTTACCTTTTCAAATTATAGTGGAAAGTCTTTGCTTGTGCTTATTCGTGCGGCAGGAAGTACGTCAACTGCATATAACAGATTTGATAATTGTACTGCATCTGGCGGTACGCTGACAAAACTTGCTAATGAGTTTGGAGCAAATAGTTTTGGCTATGGTACGTTCTTCCAGTTCGACATTACATCAAACAGTGCAACCATTACATTACCCAACAACTACAAGGGATATATGATAGCATTTGGCATTACTTAATAAGGGGGCAATATGTACGAATTACTTATCTTGTTATTCTTTTGTGAAACAGTAATGCTTACTGTAAATTGGCTCTACTATATTGAAGGATGGCGAAAGGAGAAAAAGGATGATCGACTGGAAAAGAAAACTGGTGAGTAGAAAGTTATGGTTAAGCGTGGCATCATTTATCTCTATGCTGATGGTGGCTCTTAACTACACCGAAAATCAGGCGGCGCAGATCGCAGCTCTTATCATGGCAGGAGCATCCATTATCGGCTATGTTCTTGGCGAAGGTTTAGCGGATAGCGGTCACACGGGAGAATAACATGAACGGAATAGACATAGCGAGATACCAGAAAGGAATAAATCTGGCGATAGTGCCTTGCGACTTTGTAATAGTGAAAGCCACGCAAGGCATTTCTTATGTCTCCCCTACGTTCAAGGCACAGATCGAGCAGGCATTATTGCTTGGCAAACTGATAGGCATTTACCATTATTCCGGCGGTGGCGGTGCAGTTCCAGAAGCAAAGCACTTCATAAACACAGTACGGGATTACATAGGCAAGGCGATATTAGTGCTTGACTGGGAAGGTGAACAAAACCCGAATTTCAAAGCACCCGGTTATGCTAAAGAGTTTTTGGCAACGGTGAAGAAGGAAACGGGAATAACGCCTTTTATCTATATGTCAAAGTCAGTTTGCAGACAATATGACTGGAATCCTGCTTATCCGTTATGGTGCGCTCAATACAAAAATCAAGAGCCGACGGGGTATCAGGAAGATCCGTGGACTGACAAAAAAGGCTTTGGAGCGTGGGAAGACTGCAAGATATTACAGTATTCGTCAAAGGGCAGGCTTCCAAACTATCAGGGCAACCTAGACTTGGATAAGGCATACATCACCAAAGAAGAATGGCTCATGTATGCAAGGGGCGATACCGAGCCTGCTTATACACTTCCTGTCTTGAAGATAGGAAGCAAGGGCGAATATGTATGGGCGTGGCAGAATTTTCTAACACTACACGGCTACAACTGCGGAAAGTGCGACGGGATCTACGGAAAACTGACCGCTAACGCAGTTATGCAATATCAAAAAGATCACCCGGAGTGCGGAAAACCAGACGGCATAGTTGGGAAGCGCACTTGGGCGTCAATAGGACTATAAGATAAGGGGGAAAGAAAAATGGCATGGAACAGAGAAACGGGTTTAAGAAAAGGAATGAAAACCTCGACTATTGCCGGAAACATGAAAGCCTATAACACAGGCGGCAAAAGTTTAGTGCAGCAGGCTTATCCTGCGACGACGACAACAGGGTATAACCTGAACTTATCAAACCCTTCTAGTGGTGGGAAAAGTGGTGGCGGTGCAAACGCTAACTACAATTCGTTACTTGGAGCAGCAGGGTTATACGGCTACAAAAACAATATGCTGCAAGACCTTTATAATCGTCAGAAAGGCGCATTAAGTGGCGCATACGACGAGTATTTAGGTGCGTTGGCAGACAACCTTGCGTCCACGAAATCGGCTTTATATGACGCTTATTCGAGATCGAAGCAGGCTATCATTTCCGACGCAAGGAACTCCATGAAGCAGGCATACATCAACAGAGTATTGCAGGAAAAAAATCTCGATCAGAGTTTAGCAGCGCAGGGATTAAGCGGCGGCGCAACGGAGACCACAAAAGCATCTATGTCGAATAACTACGGTAATGCCCGTAATGAGATCGACAGAACAAGGAATAATAACCTGTCTACTCTTGAAGGCGAGTACAACCAGAATTTGGCGGCTGCTATGCAGGCTTATAATTCGGCAGTTGCAAATGCTAACTTGCAGAGAGCGCAGCAGGAAATGGAACTTGAGAACGCATTAGTCAACGGTCAGATGGATGCTATGGAAAACATGGGCGGTGGTTTTGGTGATGATGGATCGTATATCGCTGCATTACAAATGGCTATTAACAACGGCTCTAACTATGAGTGGACACCTACGGAAGCAAACAATGCGGTGCAGGCTCTTGAGTTACAGATGGGCGGCGGTGCTGATACAAGGTTACAGAACAATATTCTGGCTGCTTTGCAGGCGATTATGTCCGGCGACACAAAGAATAACCCGTACTTGCAGGCATTAGCGGCAAGTCTGGCAGCGAACAGGGGGTAGAGATATGGCAGGAATAGATTTCAGAGACAGACGGTTAGGAAACTATAACTTGCATACGGCAGACAATGGCAGGGATGTTATTAACGCCCTCTATAACGGAGATAATAGGCTAGGCTTTCTGATGAAAGATCAAAGAGACAACGGCATGAGGTACGGCGTTGGAATTGATAATATCGGGAGTCCGTATCGTGGCGTTTTAGATAAGGATGTCAGTACCCCGTTTGGAACACTTGACTATGGCTATGACGGCGACACGGTAGCAGCAGGCTTTACTCCGAACGACAATACGCAGGCTTATATTAACGCATTGAAAAACGCATTAGCCGAAACACCTGCGGTAGTATCTAACGCTGCTAAAAGTGTATGGGAAGATACGAAAGCCAACCCTATGGGATTATTGCAGGAAGCACTTCCGTTAAGCGGAGCTGTATCAGGAAACCGGGCGGTACAAAACGGCGCAAAGGCAGCCGTAGAAGCTGCTTTAAGAAACGCTATCGGCGGCAACGCAGGATATGGAGCAGGTTTAGCAAACATTCTTAACAGGAGATAATCAATGAATTATCAAGACGGATATTCTCAAAGAGCATTAGAAGCATTAAGCAAGGGCAAGTATGCCACTATGCGCTCTAATGACTTGGCACATTCAAGATATGACAGTCCACTTCGGCAGGCAAAGCAGGAAGCGAAGAAGAATAGGAAACCGCCTACTGTCAACGGCATGAAGGGCGATCCGAGATATAAGAAGCAGAAGGTTAAAGAGCCTACGTTAGATCCCGGCATCAGCCTTATGCAGACAGACTTCGGTATTCTTCCAGTTCCAAACGAAGCAGTTATGCCGGAAACGGATTTATCTAGTGTTATTCAGCAGGCTAATTTTAGTTTGCCCGAATATACCAGTCCCAAAAAGAAAGTTCCGTCTATAATTCCCACTTATCAGGAACAGAAGCAAGAGCAGAAACAAAGCAAAAAGCAGGAAAAGGCACTTGAAGATTTTGTGAATACTTTGCCTGCTACTGTTAATAATCCTTTGCTTACGGATCAGGTTGGTAAAGAGCAGCCGTCTCTTATGTCTGACATGAAAGCATTAAGCCTTGAAGACTTGTCGAATAGCAAAGCAAAGCAGTCTTCTAAAAGAGCCGTTAAGCCTGCGACAAGGTATAAAAACGAGCCAGTTGCACAAACCGCAAAAGAAAGTGATTTGCCGGAAGTATCTGCATTTCCTAGAAACAAATACTATTACGACAAGGATCTTGAGGAATACTTCGATTCAAGGATAAACCATCCTGACGAACCAGACTGGGATGCAGAAACGCAGACAGAAACACCGCATTACCAGAACTTGAAAAAGCATATCATGGCTAAATATGGTTGGTCGGAAGACGAGTTTAATAAGAAGTGGGCTGACTATTACGCAACCGAAACAGACAGATTAAGAATAGCCGAAGTTGAATTAAATAAGAAAACGGCAGAAGATAATAAGGCTCTTGGAACATTCGGCTATTTGGGCGAGTGGATTCCGTCTATGCTTGAAGGTGCGGCAAGCATGGTTGGAGCAGCCGCAGATGTCACCGGGTTAGGAAAACTCATTGATAAGTCAGGCTTCGGTGCTGATGATTTAGCAAGAGGACATAGCGATTACGAAGGCGACATTCGTAAAGTATTGCCGTCAACGCAGTCCAGAGAAGCTATGAGGACTATTATCACGGATGATATGAACCCGGTTGCTGCAGGAGCGTGGAATATCGGCACAGGCTTAACTGAAAGAACTGCGGCGGCAGGAATACCTATTCTCGGAACGGCTGCACTTGGTACGGAAGCGGCGGCAAGAACTTCATTAAAGAACGAAGAAAGAGGTATTGATCCTTATAGGTCGGCATGGCAGACATTAGGAACTGGCATACTTAACGGCTACATGAACAAAGTCGGCTTTAACAAGATGGGCGAAGGAAGCGTCTTGAGTGGTGGACTAGCCGAAGGTCTTGAGGAAGTCGCAGAAGAAGTTGGAAATGTTGCTTTAGATACGTTTCTTAATCAGAATAAGTCAGAACTCTTTACTTTGCATGACTACTATGTAAATCAGGGAATGTCTGATGCTAAAGCATGGGCGAATGTCGCAAAAGATAAAGGCATTGATTTAGCACAGAACTTTGGCTCTGGTTTTGCGTTTGGTTTATTTATGAGAGGATTAGGGGAAATTCCGTCTCTTGGAAATAAGATCAGTAACGCACTTGCAAACAAAGCCAAAGATGCAAAACTTGAAGCGAACATGAGAGCAGCGCAGGCTAGGGCAGATATTGAAGCAGAAGCCAAAGCGCAGGCTACAAAAGTTCCCGACGTGGTTGCAAATGCACAGGCGCAGGCTGAAAGAGCGCAGGCAGAGATCGAGAGATTAAATCAGCAGATCCCCGAAACACCCGAAGCAATAGCACCCACGGCAGAGGAAGCAAGGGTTGAACAGATGCAGGCGAAACCCGAAGTAGTACAAACCCTGCAAGAGAACCTTGAAGACGTAAACCAGAGAATTGAGAACCTTGAGAACACAAAGACGGCAGTAGTTGAAAACGGTGGCGACGCTACCAATATTGACAAAGAGTTAAACCGTCTGAATGAACGCAAGGCAGAAATCCAACAGGGGTTAGAAAAGCAGGGTGTAGAAGAAGCGAAAGCACCTACGGTTGAAGAAACAACAGAACCGCAGGCAGCCGGAGAAACCACGCCCGTTGAAACTCCGAAAGAAAATAAATCCGGCATTAGACCATACGTCAACCCGGAAAACGACACTTATCCGAAAAACCTTATGCCCGTACAGTTTGAAGGTGAAGAACTGGAAAACGCAAAGGCAGAGTATAAGAAAAATCTTGGCACGATCAAAGCCTTAAAGGATAAGATCAAAGTCATTTCCAACGCACCCGGAGCAAAGAGAAAAGGCGTTGTCACAAAGAAAGTCCAGAAAGAAATTGATGAAATAAACAAGCAGATTAAGGACATTCAAAAGCAGAACACGCCTTTATATCGTGGAATACATGGTTTAGAAACGCCTATCAAGGAAATATTAAAAGAATACTATCCTGATGATTACAACAGGATCTATGACTGGAAGGACGGACTGTTTGGAAGAATAGGCATAGCCGCTAAATTAGCAGGCGAACAGGGTAAAGAACTTGCCGCTAAAGCAAGGGCAGCGATTAACAATGCGATAGAAGGAAGCGGTGATTATAGAGACGTAGACGCTGCTATTGATGCACTTACGGAACTTGACAGAGTTGCTAGAGAAGTAAACGAGAAATATAAAACGGATAAAAACCCTAATGGCTACACTTATGAAGATGCCTTTGGCGATATGCCACTTCAAGACGGAATAGTTGCAATAGGTCCGGGCGTTGGTCTTGCTGCTACAAGAGATACTAGATATAAGGCAGCCGAAATAGACACCACTCCGAAGATCACGGAAGCGGTTGAGGATGTCGAAGCACCGCAGGCAGAAGCACCCAAAGTTTCCGAAGTTGAGCAACCGAAAGTGGAAGAAGCAACTCTCGAAGAAACAGAAGGTGGAAATCCAAAAGAAAAGGTTTCTCAATATCGCAATAGTACACTTTGGAATACTGGTGTGAATCAAAACATGGATGAAGCCGAATTTGATAAACGCTTTGACAGAAAAAACTTCACCTATGAATCAATGGAAGAAGAAGAAAGCGTTGATAATGCGAAATCTCTGATTAAGGATAACGGAGAAGAAGGAACTTCTAACATCATTTTCAACAAGGAGAATGGTTCTCTTAAACAGTATGAAATTGATGCAGGGCAAATACTTGCGGATAAAGCAGAGAGAGCCGCACTTGATCTGGAAGAACTCGGAGAAGATGCAACTGCCGAATGGAATAAGGCTATAAAACTTCATAATAAGTTGCAAAGTAATGCTTCTGTTCAAGCACAGGGACTTCAAGCGTTAAAGAAGTGGAAGAATAATACTGTATGGGGTTTACTGGATTATGTAATTGCAGACACTAGAAAGGCTATTGATAAGAAGAAAACGCCCGGTTATAGCAACATGGTAAACGACCTTGCAGATCAGGTTGAAGATGCTATTAACAATGGCAAGTCGCCGGAAGAAACGGTCAATAGCATTAGAAGGGTGTTTGAAGAAAACAGAAAGAAAAGTCCTTACAAGACAACTAAACTTGAGCAGCAGGTATTAAGTTTTGTAAATGATCCTAAATCAAAACAGAAGTTTGCGTCTTCACTTGCAGAAGAAGCAGGCAGGCTTATTAAGAAAAACATGGGTGTATCTACTATTACTACCGCCCAACAGAAACAGATGCTTGATTTGTTTAGGGAAGCCTGCAAATATGAGGAAGGATCAAGAGCCTATAACGAGCTTATAGGACGTGCTATGCAACTATATGATAGTACGCTTCCTGCTTCCTTCCCTAGCATGGTTAAGTCATTGTTATATGACAATATGCTTTTCAGTCCTAAAACAATGATGTCCAGAAACTTCATGGGGAACGTAGGTGAGTATGGACTTGAAAAAGCGTCTAAACCTTTTCAAGTAGGTGTTGACGTTTTGGCAGGACTTGTCACGAAAGACAGGACACGCACGTTCTCTAAAAACGCAGTTAAGGAAGGTGCAAAAGGTTTTGTTAAAGGTGTTAAGGACTGGGGACTGGATATTGCACACGGCGTAAACACGCCAAGAAGCGGCAAGCAGACAGTAGAAGATATTTTTGACGCTAACCGCAGGACTTTCAAAACCCAAAGCGAAAATAAGATCATTAAAGGCTTAATGAACTTCTTTAATGGATACGACACGGGTGTTAAAAAGGGCATGGAGTTCGGTGATAGAATTATCTATGAGCCGAAGTATGCCGCTACAAAAGCAGAACTGTATGATGTTATTGATAAGTATGGAGATAGCGGTTTAAGGCGTGGACTTCCAAAGGGCAAAGACTATTCCACGGAAGACCTTGTTAATATGATCGCTACAAAGGAAGCACTTGAATCCGTATTGCAGAATGATACGTTGATGAAGGAAGGTGCTTCTGCATTGAAGAAAGCGTTGAGCAAAACAAGTCAAGAAGTATTAGGCTTTGATATTGCGTCAATAACTATATCACCGTTTGTAGAAGTTCCTGCTAATAAGGCATCCAGATTTTTACAGTTTACGCCGCTTGGGGTTTTAGGTAATGCAGGAAAATCCATAAGAGAAAAAGTACAGTATGGTAGCGTAAACCAAAGACGAGCCACGGGAGAAGCAGGAAGGACTGCGTTTGGTACACTTGCTACCGCAGGAATGACGGCATTAGGCTCAAATCTGGTTAGCGGAGCAAAGTCAAAAGATTCAGAAGAAAGAAAAGTACAAGAGAACAACGGCTATCAGGAATACGCTATTCAGTTGCCTAACGGGAAACAAGTAGATATAACCGATATGACCGCACTTCCGGGGTACGCTAAAAAACTTCGTGAGGGTTATGATGAAGGCGGTATGAAAGGTTTAATAGCTGCGTTTCCGGGGGCGGTTGGAAAGTCTACGCTTGATTCTCTTTATTCTGGCGTAAACAGACTGGCAGGATCGAGTTATAGCACTAATAACCAGATGGGCGATACTATCCCGGAAAAAGCACTTAATGCCATTTTAAGTAGTGGCAATATGTTAGTTCCGCAGGTGGTTCGTCAAACTGCACAATTAACTGATCCATATAAGCGTGATCTTGGCGATTATGGGACGGCAGAATATAACAAAAACCTTATTATCAATGGTATTCCTATTGCAAGGCAAATGTTACTTTCTCCAAAAATTGATACGTCTGGAAATATCGTTCCAGAACTAGGTGGAGAAAAGGGTGTAAAAAGAGTGCTTGACGCTTATCTTGCACCATATAAAGTGTCAGATCCAGAAGCCATGAAGTCTGAAAGAGTGCTTGCTGCTGATGCAATAAAGGAAGCAACTGGCGGTGAAGTAAAGGCTTACCCTGATATTATTGATAAGGGCGATATGAATGTTAAAGGCTATGACATGGATAATTATAGCCATGAAGACTTGGCTGCTTTGCGTGATGAAGTTTACAACAGAAGCGACGACCTTTCGACATGGGTAATAAATCAAGACTGGTTTAACGACCTTGATCCTGCATATCAGGGAAAGATTTTGACATCCATTGATAGTGCATCTAAAGCACTTGGGTTAGAAAACTTGGTACGCAAGGGAATGTCGGAAGAAGAAATTGCTAATAGTGGCGATAAACTTTATTCCGCAGGAAGTTCCGTGAAGGCTCTTACAAATATTCTTCGTAATGATGATGCTAACCATACGCAGTTAAAAGAGTTTTTGCAGAAAGATGCAGCACGTCAGGCTATTAACGACGAGTACGATATTAAAATGAGCCGGAGCGAATACGAAAAGCATGAAGACGATCCGAATTATGCGGAAGATAAGGTTGCGGCAAGCGACAGGAATATGAAGACAGAAACTTATAGAAATGTCTATTCCTACGCAGAGAATGTCGGTGTTTCGTCAAGCGATTTAGACAATGCCATTCCAGAATTGCAGGGCATGGGTATCAATAAGCAAAGCGGTTATTACACTTATGCAAATGCAAAGTCAGTAGATCCTAATATTTCCGTTAAAGAATTTGGAGATACTTTCAATGCTATTGATGCAGACCATAACAACGGCATAAAGAAAGACGAGTTTGCTAAATGGCTCACGCTTAAAAATCCTACCGAAGCAGAAGCACAGAAATATACCGATATGTATTATACAAACACTAACGACAAGGGCGAAAAGCGTAAAGTCAAAAAGACAAATAATGAGTGGACATTCTATTACTAAAGGGGGAAGACATGGACGATTTTGTAACAAAAGCGGTGCATGACGAATTTGCAAAAAGAATAGACGAAGAGAATGACCGCCAAAATCACAGAATATCTATCCTTGAAACCGGGCAGGCACAGATAAATGAGTTAGTATCTTCGGTGAAGGTGTTGGCGGTGAATATGGACACCATGTCTAAAGAACTTGCCAAACAGGGTGACAGACTAGCCGAGATCGAAGGCAAACCTGCCAAAAGGTGGGAGACAATTATCGCCTGCATCTTAACCGGGATCGTTGGCTTCCTGCTAAACATGGTGCTTGCAGGGGTGTTCAAGTAGGTGTTCGATATTTGATACCGACATTCCAGAAATAGAACTTTCAAATCTTTCCCCATCAATGATAATATCTTGGTGGGGAGAGAAGGGGGTTTTATGATTATATCGGATTTCACGAACATTGAACTTGACTATCTCCGGCACAACTGCAATTTTGTAAACAACGAAAAGGATCTGTTTGAGCTGCGAGGACAGGGGTTAAGTCTGGAAGAAATAGCGGAAGTGCTTAACCTATCTGTTGACGGGGTTAAAAAGGTCAGCCGAAAAGTGAATAAGAAAATCTCAAGGGTACACTTTTGAGACACAAATAGGACGCTTATCGTACATGGTAAGCGTCTTTTTTTATGCGTAGAATTAGAGTATGGATATGAAGAAACTTTGCAAGATGCTTCTGGAAAATGAAGACATCAGAGATATACCACTAGAACACGTTGTAAAGGTTTTGGTAGTGTTATTTGACATCATCAATTCCGGCGAGTGCTACTACGAAAGGGAGAATGATTATGTTTAACATTGGAAATCAGACAGGGCAGATGCCGCAAGTAAGTCAGGAACAAATTAACATGGTAAAGAACTTGATCTCTCAAAAAGGAATAAGCGCAGAGACGTGGGTTAGACAACTCTGCGCTCAACGTGGAATAGACGTAAACGAGTTTATGAAACAGTTTAAGGACGTGACAATACCATGATGCGCACATGGTCTTGAATAAATGAAAGGAGAAAAAAATATGGATAACGGAACTTTTGGAGAAGGCTCATGGATTTTTGGTCTGATCGTACTGTTAGGACTGTTTGGCGGTTTTGGCGGTGGATTTAATGGCAACAATGCAGCTATGGCAGGACTTGCGACAACGGCGGAAGTGCAGAATAGCATTAACTCTGCCATGAATCAGCAGAACGCACAAAACATTTTGCTTTCGTCTGCCAACAACAACTACGAAACGAGCCAGTTAATCAGCAACCAGAATATGTCTATGATGCAGCAGAACAATAGTAACCTTATCAACGCTATTCAGGGGTTCAACACGGTATCTGGCAATATCGCAAACGGCTTTGCTAGTGTGAGCGCACAGATCGCAGACCTCGGCTATCGCATGGATAAGTGTTGCTGCGACATCAAGACAACTCTGCTTGAAGACAGGCTTCTGGATGCACAGACAAAACTTAATCAGCAGTATACGGCTATCTCTAATGCGGAGCAGTCACAGTATATCTTGGGGCAGTTAGGCACTTATACGCCTAGAGCAGCCGTTCTGTGAGGTGGCAAGCATGAAGATAATCAGCAAGTTAAGCGACAAGATCATGGAAGAACTTTGCGACGCAAAGGCTTATGCGGAAATGGCTCTGGAATACAAGGAAGAATATCCCGATTTATCAAGAGACTTATACAATTTGTCTTTGCAAGAAATGGATCACAAGACGATACTTCACAACGAAGTGACAACGATCATCAAGAAGTACCGGGAGACGAAGGGCGAGCCGCCTGCTGATATGATGGCAGTCTATGACTACCTGCATAAGAAGCAGATCGACAAGGCTCTTGAAGTAAAAGCCTTGCAGACCATGTATAAGGAAACTTGATGTCCATTTCCTTGTCCACAAATCGCGGAAACGCAGTATTTAAGCGGTGGTTGGCGGTTGCCTAATGGGTTCAAGTCCCATTCTCCGCACACTAGGTAAACCCCTGAAAGTACCGTATTTACAGGCTTTCAGGGGTTTCTTTTTGCGATTATGGACAAAATTAAAAAATAGCGTATTTATGCGGTTTATAGATACTGTCTATAAAAACCTTGTCCACGATCTTGTCCATCAACTCATGTGGGTTTGAACCCACACGAGTTAAAAGAGACCGTCAAAAATTCTTTTCTGTTCTTTTTCGGCGTTCATTTCGTGACGGTAGACTTGTTTCATTGTGTAATCAGACTTCCATCCACCCGTAGCCATGATGTCAGCATCAGTCATTCCTTGAGAATGTGCGTAGGAAGCGAAGAAATGTCGCAAATCGTGAAACCTGAACAGTGGTATGCCAAGTTTCTTTTGAATATCATTAAGACCGTAAAGCAGAGAAGTAGGATTACCTTCAAAGATTTTGCCGTAGTCCCTGATCTCTTTAACCAGACTGTCCGAAATGTAAATCTTTCTAGTTCCGGCTGCGGTTTTAGTCGGTTTCAATACCCACTCATTATCGTTGTTAAGGACTAATGCTTTATTGATCGTCAGGATATTCCCGTCAATATCGTCAAGAGTTAAGGCGCAAATCTCGCTTCTTCTCAATGACATAATCCCTAACTGAAAAGGTATGTGATAATATGGTACGTCCTTAGTTGCTTCCAGTATGCGTTTTATATCGTCCTCAGAAGGCGTGTAATGCTCATATTCGCGTTTTTGTGGCAAGGTAGTATAAATGTTCATATCAGGTCTAAACTGTCTTAAAACAGCCGAAACGAAGCCGTGAAGGTTACGGACAGATTTAGGCGAGTGCTCCGCAGAATATTTGTTGATAAGAAGCTGAATATCCTGCTGCGTAATGCTTGCTATTTTTTTCGACTTGAAGTCGGTATCTATTGACCGAAGTACGGAATGATAGCCTTTTATCGTGCTTGGAGATAATACTTTGTCTTTTGAACTGATATAACTTTCTGCGCAGGATAAAAAACTGCCCTTTACCGGGGCAGCTTCCGCAATAACTGACATATCACGCAGGACTTCCGCTTGTGTAGGTTTATGATCGTAGTTAAGCGTTAGTGATTTCCCTTGTATTGTTTTTCTTACCCGGTACGATCCGGGCGAGCGTTTCTCAATTTTCATTCGTCAATTTTAATTTTGCTTTTCAAACAATTCTACGCCGTATGTATATACAAAATCTTCGTGGCAAGTATCATAGCCTTCTTCAAAGCCAATTTCATACCCGGCTTCTTTCCCTTCTTCATAACCAGATTCATAAGCATCCTCAATTCTGGTAGATGTCACAAAGAGTATGTATAGTATTATTAAAAGAAAAGCACCGATAGAAACAGTTATAATCATCCACATTTTTCTTTCTGTCATTTTTTGTTCCTTTCGACATTTGCTTTTTCACAAGCAGCGCACATCAATAATTTGTTTAGCATTTCCTTGTGGAGCAAATCTTTTTCCTGAACGGAATTAAGCAACAAGTCCATTCTCTTATCTTTGTATGCGACCTGCTCTTTTAAGAAGTCAATGGAACGGTTAAAGCGTTCACGTTCTTCTTCCAATTTCTCATGGTACTTTATCTTTTCCTTATCCAAGGCGGTCTGCAACTGTTCGATTTGTTTTTCGAGTTCCTCAATCCGTTCGATTTTGTATTTCAGAAGGGACTTCATGGCTCTGACATCCATGTTGTCAGTATCTTCTATGGTTTCAATGTCGAGCAAAGCCTTCGCTATGGGGCGTATTGTTTCCTCGTATCTAAAGGACATTTCTTCTGACCCGTCAGCGAACACCCTTGATAGGGTAGACTTCGCCAGATAGTCCCCGTTCTTTTCCATTAAATCCATGATGTCATTGTAGGACAGTCCCTTTTCTTCCCGGACTTCCTTTAGTTTCATAATTAAATCTTTTGTGTTTGTCATATAGAACTCCTGTTCGACGTATAGAACTGTTTAACGGACAACATAATTGCTACAATTTTCTCAAAGGAGAGAGAGCCATGAGTGACAAAGAATTTCTTAATCGTTATCATTCGTCGAGTGAGACTGATCGTCTTTTAGTTTTGAATATCCTAATATATAGTCAACCATCAGACGATCTTTTTCAGACGCATTATGATAAAGGTCAAGAAGTGTACGATCATCCGTGTTGTGAACAGAATTATCAAGAACCTGATCTCGGATAGCGTCCTCGTCACCTTCTTCTGTCAGTCCCATGAGTTCCAGTTCGGAAACATCAAACACTTCCGCAAACTTGGTTATCATGGAAGACGGAAGATTAACTCTGCCGTTTTCTATCTGGGCGATCATGCTCTTTCCCTTGTACCCGACGGCTTCTGCTAATTCCTGTTGGGACATATTATGAAGTTTACGCAGGCGTTTTATATTAGAATATATTTCTAACATATCGTTTTCCTCGCTTGATATATCACATTATACCATACTGTGTAACAAAAATAAACAATTTTGAAAAAACTATTGACAACGGTTCAATAAGGTTGTACGATATAGACGTTCAATGAGATTACACCACAACATATTGTAGAAAGGAGCAGGGATGTCTGATATTTCATTATTGAAAGAACGCATTTCTGGTAGCGGAATGACAATGGTTTCCGTCGCTAAAAAGGCGAATATAGGCAGAGTAACGCTATATAATCGCCTTAAAGGACACGGCGAATTTACTGCGCCGGAAATCGTGGGTTTATCAAATGCGTTAGGACTGTCAAAAGCAGATCGTGAGAAAATTTTTTTCTCCAAAGGTTCAAGGTAATTAAACTTATGCCAAAAGTATTTATCACAAGACAGGAAAAACTGAATAAGAAACTCACGGCATGGATCTACGGAGAAATGCAGGTCAACCGGGTAACGCAGCAGCAGATAGCAGATGCAATAGGGATAAAGCAGCCGTCTCTTAATCGGAAACTGAAAAAAGGGAAGTACACGTTTGAGGACTTAACTGCAATATTTCAGTTGTTACCGCCGGATGCTA